GAACGCCAATCTCAGAAGACCAACGCAGCAATCGCACGAATTGGAATTCCTCTCTTTCCGTGCTCAAGGTTTCTAGTGCACGGGAAATCCCGTCCACGGGAAACCTTGACCACATTAGAAGACCAATTATCCAGAATACCAATAATACACAGAATACAAATTTGGAAGATGATGAGATGTTGGGTAAGTTATTTGGGGGTATATTACGGTGAAATCCCGAAATGATTCATTTAACCAACCCTGTCTTTTTTCTGACGGGCGAAGCCCGAACCAGCCAGTTCCGCGCTGATAATGAATTTTCAATCTAACTATCAAGACTATCTCCAGACCCCCTACTGGAAAGAAGTAAGTCGGGCGGTCAAGAAACGTTATGGATTCCGCTGTGGGGTTTGCAATAGCCCCCTAGATCTCTGTGCCCACCACCGCACCTACGAGCATCGGGGGAAAGAGCTAGACCACCTAGATGATTTGATTTGTCTGTGCAAAAAATGCCACCGAACTTTCCACGCCGTTGAGCGCGAGGAGTCGCAGAAATTTAGGCGCAAACTGGCCCGACCCAAGCCCGAACCCATAGAAGCAGAACCAGTGGCCCCGTCCAATCGGGACAAGATGACAGGAACCAGAGTTTTGAATCCCGATCTCATCAAAAGTCTCAAGGTGCATGGCGGGATGACCGCTGCCACGCTCAAAGCTTTGGGGCTAAATTGGAATTTCACCAAGCAACCCAATTGGCTGTTCCGCCTTCGGGGTCGAGTGGTAACCGAGCAAGCCTACCAAGAGGCGTTGGCTGGAAAGAAAATCCGAGCCAGCAAGAAAAAGCGGCGTTGACGCACATTGAACGCCCGCTAACTTTAACAGTCTAACCAACCACAACTTTATGGAAACACTATCTATCCCGATTCAAGAACTACTGGACAAAGCCCCGTCCCACACCATTAGCGAATTAGCCACCATGTACCAGACCGACTATGGAACGGTCTACCGTATCCTAGCGAGATATAAAGTAGAGGCATTGAAAGCCCACGAACCCATCACTAAAGAAGTGTTGGAGGCGGTGTTTGAAGAGCCCACAACGGTAGTCGAAGCTGCCGAGCAACTCCATGTCACTCCCGCCACCGTTACTCATGCCATTAAGAAGTTCGGTCTTTTTGGAGGGACTCGCAAGGCCACAGTTAAGTCCACCTTCAATGGGACGCGGGCTTTCAAGGTGCTGGGGTATATCTTCAACCACCCCGAAGAAAACCTAGCTTCTATCGGACGCCGCTTCAACTGCACCCGCGAATATGTGAGGCAGATCAAAGAAGCGGCTATTGCCGAAGGAATCATCAAGCGGGAGATTGAGCCATATGAGCAATGATGATTATGTGGTAGGGCGGGCTTATGGGGAGATGGCTCCGAATCAAAGCTCCATCTATGAAGCCTTGTTAGAGAGGGCCCAGCGAGAGAACGAAGAACAAGCCCGCCTGCTGGGTAGGGGCAGCGAGCGCGAGGCCCGACTCATAACCGAACGCGACCACTACAAGCAAGCCTTGGAGGAGATCTCCACAACCATCCAAGAATACAAAGACTCCATGATCCAAGAGCCAGCCGAAGACTTTATCTGGGCCATCAAGGCTTGGGCGGATAAGAAGTTGAAAGAAATTTAACCCACTTTTTCTTTCAAAATGACCAGTCCACGCCGCATCAAAGAAACCCCGCCTCCAAGGATTGAACAGGTGGTTCCACAAAATACCACAGCAGAACAAGCAGCACTGGCCTGTCTGTTGGATCAAGCCGATCTGTCCATCCCACTAACAGAGGCCCACTTCTTCACCCCAGCTAACAAGATCGTCTTTGGCATCATTAAGGATCTCCATGAGAAGAACCAGCCAGTCAGCATAATGACTGTCCGCGTCATGCTGGAAGCCAAGGGACTACTGGAACAGGCAGGAGGCGACCCATCCCGCTACTTCGACTTCGGGGGGGGTGGCAACGCCGTCCTTGACTACTACTACCACCATCTGGAAGATACCCGTCAAAACCGCGATGCCCTCCTATTTATCAACTCTCACATGGAAGACCTGTCCAAATGCCGAATCAATGCCAAGGACTTTGTCGCCCAATTGCAGGAGATTGTATGAACGTAATCTTCTGTCTTATCTGGAACATTTTTGTTTTCGGCGGCACCGCCTATCTGGTGGGCTGGCAAGACTGGAGCCCATGGTGGTTTGCGCTTGCTGCCATCCTGCTCTTTAGCCCGTCCTCAAATCCCGAACCATGAGTTATAAATCTGACGCAGAATTTATAACACAATGACCATATGGGAACAACCATTCCAGCGGGCTATGTGGAGGTAAGAAAGGGGGTCTATGAAAGAATTGACGTTAGAAAAAAGACCATTCTTAACAATAAGGGTTCCATCCGTAACCCCAAGCCTGAACGCCCTGTTCGCAATGAACCACTGGCAAAGGGCGAGTGCAAAAAAGAAAATACAGGCCGCATTCATATCCGCCTTACGGCAAGAAGAAAACGACTTATTGACCCCGACAATCTCATTTTCAAATACCACATTGACTGCCTCCGCTATGCTGGAGCGATTCCAGATGACCGTGAAGGCGATGTCACAATTGAAACTCGGCAGGAAAAAACTCGCGGGCAAGAGGAGACGTTGATAGAGTTGTTCCGCCATGAACCAATTCAGCTTCGACAAAGATCTGACCATTCGCTTTGACGATACAGGAGCCCTGATGCCATTCCCAGAGCAGGAAGAAGGATTTGAGGATAACCCGATTAGACAATTGTTTGAACAAGTGGAGGACTTGGAGGTCAAAGAAGAAGATGAAGAATGACCCCAACGTCATCGCCTTTCTGGGCAAGTCGATACTGAAGTATCGCAACTACAAGTTTACCTTTGCTCCCCAGAAACACCTAATCACGGGTAAGGCTACTTCCGTGGGGTGGGCAGATGACAAAGAAGTCCGCGTCGCCACCAAGCGACCCCTCTCAACGTGGATCGATGTGTTTGTCCATGAGACCTGCCACATTGACCAACAGATCCAAAAGCCCAAGTGGTATGGTCCTAGAGAAGACGCTGTCGGCAAGCTGGACGAATGGCTGGCGGGGAAGAATGTCCACAATATCAAAAAGTCGCTACTTCTTGTGACGGAACTAGAGTGGGACTGCGAACGCCGCTCCATTACCAAGATCAAGCGCAACAAACTTCCCATAGACCTTAAAGAATACGCCCAAAGAGCCAATGCCTACATCTTGGGCTACCACTGGACACTCAACAACCGCAAGTGGTGCAAGAAAAGCTACGAGACCCAGAAAATCTGGAGCGGGATGCCAGACAGGCTGATTACTCTATCCGCTGCTTTAAATCCTCCCAGCCAACTTACCGATCTCTACTATGATTAACCTCATGGACGAACTCAATGGAAAGGGAGACTACATCCCATGTCCCTCTTGCGCCGAACTGGCCTCAATCAAAGAGGTCATTGAGGGCTACGCCACCTTCGACAACGAGTCCCCTTCAATTACCATCGATCTTCTTGTCTCCGAAGTAAAGATGTGGAGATCAAAAGAAATTTACGAACGGAAGTTAAAATCCACCCTGATTGCCTCAACGATCAAGAAAATGCAGGCAGAAGGACTTCAAATTGATGGAAACCCCAATAATTAGTGGTAAATGGCAAGCTAGGTTTGTCCACCTAGCCAAAGAAATTGCAAGCTGGAGCAAGGACGTTACCACCCAAGTTGGCTCTGTTATTGTCCGTCCAGACCGCACCATCTGTAGTGTGGGGTTCAATGGGTTCCCCAGAGGGGTGGAGGACTCGCGAGAAGCTATCGCAAATCGCGATACCAAGCTGCTTCGTACCATCCACGCCGAACTCAACGCCATCCTTTCGGCCAAGGAGTCGCTAGTCGGCTATTCCCTTTTTGTTTGGCCATTTCAGCCCTGTTCTGCCTGTGCTTCCGCCATCATCCAGTCTGGCATCAAGGATGTGTATTGCCCATTCAACGACCACCTAGCCCACGAACGTTGGAGCGAGTCCTTCAAGGCCGCGTTGCAAATGTTTGATGAGGCGGGAGTTAGAGTAATTTATTCTTGACAATGAACATTCCTGCCTATTATGTGTCTGATAGTAATATGAGCAATGGACTTACCAGAGTCTTTGAGTGGGTTAGTGGCTGGCGCGAATGGTCAGACTTTGAACGCGACCACGAAGGCTATATCACCACCGAACGTTGTGGGAGGGGGACAGCTATGTTTCTGTGGAGGGTTGACAAAGACCCCGTCCACCTCGACCATATGTACCTTGATGGGAAAACGCTGGTGAGATTTACCGACAACGCCCACTAACTAATTTTATGAGCGAACAAACGAACGAAACAACCACCCAAATGGTCAACAATGAACTGACCGAGCGGGTTAACAACGCATATCTTGCCAACAACTATACCCTCCTCAATGGCGGCACCGACAATGTGGTGATGATCAAGGGAGACAAGGATGATAAGTCCATTGATGTCCTCCTTACCTTGGAAGGCATGGAAGAAGTGAGCAAAACCCTGCGTGAGGAAGTGGACAACAAAAAGCCCGAAGCAAGCAATGAGTAGCGAAACCTATCCCATCTACCAAGCACAAGTGGGAGCCTTGGGTCAGGTAGCGTTTTTCAAGGACCCCGAATCCCGCACCTACTGCTTTACTTACTTTAACGGAGCCGATTGTACCCCGCTTTTTCTCTCCGAAGACGCGGCCTACTTTACATGGCTCTTTATTGGGTGCGAACATCCTGAAGCCACTATCTCGACTTTTACTCCTCCCAAGAAGGCTGGGGGAAGTAAACCTAAAAAGCAGCCTTCAAAACCAACTAAAAAGAAAGCGAAAAGTAAATGAGCAAAGAGAAAAAAGACAACAGCGGAGCGGCGTTTATGCGTAACTCCGACAATCCCAAAGCACCTTGGTGCAGCGGCCCCGTAACTGTTGACGGAAAAGACTACGAAGTGGCCATCTGGAAACAGAAGAGCCAAAAGGGCGACCAATACTTGAGCCTCAAGTTTGGCCCTCCCTACGTTCCGAAGAACAAAAAAACCGACACTAACGACGATCCTGACTGGTAAGTCGCAATGGGCTTCATTGGCATAGCCATCTGCACGGTTTGCTACGTTGCAACCTCAGTTGATTTCTACATCAAGGGGAATCTCCCCATGGCTATTGCCTTTGGAGGCTACGCGCTCGCGAATGTGGGCTTTCTAATGATCGCAAGACAATGAAATCCGCAATACTTACACTGGCCATGTTTGCCAGCTTCACATTTTGGCTTTTGGCCTTCTATGGCGCATGGAGAGTTATCAATGGTTGACTACGCCATTAGCTACGTCTTTTACATCGCCATCCTTATTGTTGTACTAAAGCTGTTCAAGGACATCATCAACCCGAAATGAAAAACAAACTTGAGAACTGGATCGCCAATCGCGGAGCCAATGAAGTCAGGGTGATGAATCTATTGCAAGAATACGGGGTTATCAGCGACAACACCGTCTGGGCCAAGGACTGTGGTAACGATCTAAGGGCCATCCGCTGGCTGGCGGTCAACGCCGAACAACTGCTTAAATGACTATTGTCGAAACATTTCTAAACCTAGTGGGCTACGGGGTCTTGGCCAATATGGCTTTTGCCCTAACCTTCTGTTGCCTTCGGTTACGAAAAATTAACAAAACTCTCAATCGATCTTTGGAATAAACTTTGCTAGTCTCCCCCCCCGATCTTTGAAAGGAGGTGAGATTACAATGGAGTATACCAACCACCTTGGTATTGTCTATGGACCGTATGGATCAATTGGCTTTGCACAACGGCAGGATTTGCGGAAGCTGTCTTTCAGCTTTCGCGGATTGTTCCGCTGGGTCAAAAATCTTGCGGTTCTTTAAGAAGCTAGGGCGGGGGAGCAATCCCCCGTCCTTTTTTTTGAACGTTCCACGATAAGCGGGGTCTAAATGGGTATGTGGGACGAATATGTAGAGCAGGGTAAGAGCGTAGAGGCCAAGTTTGCCTCCATCCTTAGTGGGGCTGTCTTTGCCACCAGAGAACAAGACATGCATGAGCATTGGGATGTGATGGACGTTATGGCCCTCAAATACGATGTTAAGGGCATGAAGAAGTATCGGCGTAGTGACGATAAGCCTACTGATCGACTCCATTGGATAGAACTCCGCAACGTCAATGGAAAGAACGGATGGCTCTACGGAGAAGCTGATGTCATCGCCTTTGAGACCCGTCAGTGGTGGCTACTGGTAGATCGCGAGGATCTTGTCCAGTTTGTCGAAGGCATACTTATCGGAAGTGATCCATGCGAGAAGCCCGAACCCTACAGACTCTACCAACGTGAAGGCCGACAAGATCTCCTTACCATCTTACCAACAGTGGACTTGCTGTCCATCGCCAGTCAAGTATTGGTAAAGAAATAAGACAAGTTTATGGCAGGTAAAGACAGCAGACCCAACGGCAAGGGGGACCAACCCCGAAAAGTGAATGGCCCGAAGTATCGGGACAACTTTGATAGTATCAAATGGAACAACCATGAGAGCAAAACAAATAGGAATCAAGCAAGACCGCAACGCGGCCAAGACAACCCCCAAGCCCCGCAATAACATGCCCAAGCTACAAAAACTGCTAAGTAAGGGCCACCTCGTCCCCATCTACGAGGCCCGTGGGGACACGATCTTCCTGATCGGCTACCGCCGCAAGGCAAGCTCAAGAAAAGCCCACCAGAGGCCCTTTATGCTCAAAGCAGGGGTACCTATAGCCAAGATCCCCTCAAATCCCGAAACCACATGAAACCCACAGGCAACGAATTAATAGACCATTGTATCAAATCCCACATGGGAGAAGATGAAACAATCCTCCTAGCAGACGGATTAGAAAGTGCCTTTATGGGGATAGGCAGGCAATTCACCCACCCCATAGCCATCTACTCCTACAAGAAGGTGATCAAGATCCTCATGCGGGATCACAGGATGGACAGAGAAGAAGCCATCGAATACTTCGACTACAACATCGCGGGAGCCTTCGTCGGAGACCAAACCCCCGTATTCTTACAGGATGAGTAGATATGTCGATAAAACCCCGAAATCTATACATGTCCCCCCAGATATGGTTACGGCGTAGACATATCATCGGAGTAGAGTGGGGACAATAGTCCAAGCCAAATTTGACCTATATGGTACTTTCTATGCCATTTGGCAGTCAAGGGGCACAAAGGCAGCAAAAGCGTTCCACGGGGGATTGTGGGGCAATTACGCCCCCTCCAAGCCCGAAACATAGAGAGCTAAAAATATTCAAGAGGGGGTAACGTCCCTTGAACTAGGGGGTAGGGGGTAGTCAGAAAGAGAAGAGACGGGGGTGGTAGCCTTATGTAAACCCCGCTATACATAAACCCCCATTGGTGTATACCGAAGAGGACATCTCTAGCACACAAAGCTGATAGCGCGCTCTCTGGTTTACTTTTTGGAGGACATTGTGGTTTTTATCTGATCCACAATCTCTAAAAGCTCACTTACTGAAAGCTCGTTCTTAACAAGATTAACAATCCCTCGACACAGGACAATGTTGTCCTTCTCATATCCTCTATTAGAGTCAACTCTGTCTATTGACACGCATTGCCACCTTCTTGGACTTGGGCCAAGAATCATTGGTTGATCTGTGTAATAACACTTTCCGCCTTGTTTTTCCCACACCTCCTGAACGTCATCTACTGTAATGTTAAACGGAATACCACACTCCTTTGCTCTGGCCCTTGAGCCTGTTACTCTGTAATGAAGGTAGTTATTCTTGACCCATTCGTTTTGTTTTGCCTTTTTAAGCCTTTTCTCTTCTGGGCTTAATGAGTGATACTTTTTGATTTGTTTCTGAACGTGGCACCTTTTGCATATGTAATTGTGATACGAGTAAAACTCCTCTGGATTTGTGGCCCCGCATTTACATTGTTTGTTTTTCATAAACAGAGCTTAACATGGCCAAGAAACTT